TAACGTAGTTGAATTGAAAGAAATTTTGAACTGGAAAGAAAATCCCGGTAGCCCGATTGTTGAGGTCGGGCTATCAGATGGTTCAACATTCAGATGCACGCCAGATCACAAAGTTTGGACCTCATCTGGATGGGTCGAGGCCGCGTCTCTTAATCCCGGTCACGTGCTGCCAAGCATGACCGTTGCGGATAGACCATATGGCCCTAGGGCTGACGCCGTATTTTCGCGCCAAAACCCGTTGCGGTTCTTTGGACTTGCTAATGAAAATAGCGTCTTCAGAAGTTATTTTAGATTGTCCAGATTTTTCACCTCTAATATAATAATCTCTTTTGGGAATATCTTTAGTAAATTCTCCCCAAAGTCTTCTGTTTCTTATGTGCTCAACAGTCCCATGGTCAATTCCGTATCTTTCGGCGAGAACGTAAGCTGTTTCTTCACTTCGAATGATTATTCTTGCAATTTTCCTGTTGATTTTGGCTCCCGGACGTTTTTCTCCTACAGGAAAAGTTCCGTTCCTCTTGGCGTCGGCAATGTTTTCCGACCGAGTTCCATATTCAAGGTTATCAAGTCTGGCATCCCCTCTGTTTCCGTTTTTGTGTCTGACTTCTTGTCCCGGAAGCGGGGGGCCTTTGAAAGCCAACATAACAACTTGATGGACAAAAAACTGAGTGGAGATCCCGTTTATGTTCGCATTAAATTTGGGATATCCCTTTGTTGGCGGGGTTTTAATGATTTTTTCTTTAATCGTAAGGGTTCCTCGCCCTTCACGGGGGACGATGCGGAATTCGCTGCGGATGCGGCCGAGATTGCTGACACTGTAAAACCCTTCAAAGCCGGGGATCGGTTTCCAATTTTCGTTCGGCAAATCGGTCATGCGGAAAACACCTTCTGCTTGGAGGTAGAAGACAATCATACCTTCTTTGTGGGAAAAGGCGATGGGGTCCTTGTCTCCAACTGTGACGATCCACATTCTGTTGATTCGGCGATCTCCGAAGTCCAACGTCAAGCTGAAGTGAGCAATTTTCTCGAAGCCATCCCGACCCGCCTAACCAATCCCCTCACGTCCGCAATCGTGGTCATCATGCAGCGCCTGCACGAGGATGATGTGTCGGGCGCGATTCTCGACAACAAGCTCGGCTATGATCATATTATGCTGCCAATGCGCTACGATAAGCGCCGCGCTGGCCCGACTATGCTAGGGACCATTGATCCTCGCGAGGAAGATGGCGAGCTTCTATTCCCCGAGCGGTTTCCTGAAGAGGTCGTGGCTCGCGACGAGCGCACCATGGGGCCTTACGCCACAGCGTCACAATTCCAGCAGGAGCCTGTTCCCAGAGGCGGCGGCATCATCAAAGACGATTGGTGGCAGTTATGGGTCGAGGCCGAGTTCCCGCCGATGGATTTCATCCTTGCTAGTCTCGACACGGCCTATACGACAAAGCAAGAAAACGACTATAGCGCGCTCACTATATGGGGAGTATTTACGGCTGACACTAAAGCCAAAATAACTAAAACGATGACGCGATACGGCACAATACAACAAATGGAAAGAGTATACGAAGAAGGCGCTCCAAGCGTTATGCTAATGTACGCTTTTCAAGAGCGTCTAGAGTTTCCGGATCTTTTAAAGAAAGTATCTAATACTTGCAAATCTTTCAAAGTTGACAAGTTGATTATTGAAAACAAGGCGGCGGGCATCAGCCTTGCGCAGGAATTGCGCCGCTCGTTCAGCATCGAGGATTACGGCATCCAGCTTGTCGATCCCAAGGGCGGGGACAAGCTGGCGCGGCTTTATAGCGTGCAGCACCTGTTCAGCGAAGGCATGATCTGGGCACCGGACAAAGAATGGTCGGAGATGGTCATCCGGCAAACGTCATCATTCCCCAAAGGAAAACATGACGATTTGGTCGACTCCCTATCCCAGGGCTTGCGTCATCTTCGCGAAGCAGGCCTTTTGACACGCTCTATTGAGCGTATTGCAGAAATAGACCGGAATAAGGTATACAGGGGAGGCAAGCCGCCGCCATTGTATCCGGCCTAGAGGATAATCTATGCCCCTCGTCCCCAATATCCGCCTCGACCAGCCGGCCCAGCCTATGCCCGAGCCCGAGGACGTGGAGATTCAGCAGGGCGACGACATCCCCGAATACGACGACAAGGGCGCAATTATCCGCATCACGCACGGCGACGGCAGCGTGACGGTCAGCCTCGACGGTTCGCCGCTAGTCGAGCCCGAAAACAAGCATCCCAAGGGATTTTATGACAATCTCGTTGACGACATTGACGAGATGGAGCTTGGCCGAATCTCCGACGATCTCCTTCGCGGCGTCGAGGAGGATCTGCGGTCGCGCGAGGAATGGGTACAGGAACGCGCTCAGGGTATTCGCTTGCTGGGCCTCAAAATGGAGGTTCCCGGCATCCAAGGCGCGGCGGACGGCGCTCCGGTCGAAGGCATGTCCAAGGTCCGCCATCCGCTGTTGCAGGAAGCGGTATTGCGTTTTCAGGCTAACGCCCGCGCCGAATTGCTGCCGACCGATGGGCCGGTCAAGATCCGCAATGATAACAACAGCGCCAATCTGAACGAAGACACGCTCGCCAACGCGCTGGAAAAGGATCTGAACCATTACCTGACCGCAACGGCTAGCGAATACTATCCCGACACTGATCGGATGCTGTTCATGCTCGGCTTTGGCGGGACGGCGTTCAAAAAGGTCTATTTCTGCCCGCTTCGTAATCGGCCCGTGTCTGAAAGCGTCGATGCGGACGACCTGATCGTTAACAACTCGACGACCGATCTTCGAAACGCCAAGCGCATTACGCATCGCACCTACATGCGCCCCAGCGTGGTCAAGCGACTGCAAATCCTAGGCGTCTATCGCGATACGGATCTGGCAACCCCGCTCGCGCCAAAGTACGACGCGGTTCAACTGGAAAAGAATCAGCAGCAGGGCCTCTCTGCCGGCACCATGCGGCCCGACGACCGCGACCGCGAAATATATGAAATCTATTGCGAATTGGACATTAAGGGATTTGAGCACAGGTATAATGGCAAGGAGACGGGACTTGAAATTCCTTATAGGGTGACGATTGACGTATCGTCTCGCCGCATTTTGTCCATTGTCCGCAACTATACGGAAGATGAGGATAATGAACTACCAGACGCCAAAACCACCTTTGTCAAGTATACTTTTGTTCCCGGCATGGGCTTTTATGATATTGGCCTTCTCCATATACTTGGAAACACTACTAATGCCGTCACTGCGGCGTGGCGGGAACTCCTAGATGCAGGTATGTACGCCTGTTTCCCCGGTTTTCTGATCGCCGACACGGGCGCGAGGCAGAATACGAACATCTTCCGCGTGCCTCCGGGCGGCGGGGCTCTGGTCAAGACTGGCGGCCTGCCAATCAATCAAGCGATCATGCCGCTGCCCTACAAAGAGCCTAGCCAAGCGCTGATGGAGCTGGTCGAGAACATGGCGCAGACAGGGATGCGCGTGGGCGGAACGGCTGAACAGGCGGTCGGCGAGGGCGTGCAGAATGCGCCAGTGGGCACGACACTGGCCTTGATCGACCAAGCGACCAAAGTGATGAACAGCGTTCACAAGCGTATGCACGCCGCTCAGGCCGAAGAGTTTCGGCTATTGGTCGAATGTTTCCGCGAGAACCCGCAATCGTTTTGGCAGCGCAATGGCAAGCCCGCCTATCAGTGGGACGAACAAACGTTCCTTCAGGCCCTTGAGGACTGCGAATTGACGCCGCAGGCCGATCCGAACACGGCCAGTCAGGTGCAACGCTTGATGAAACTGGCGGCTTTGAAACAATTGCAAGCGGCATCGCCGACCATGTACGATCCGATTGCGATTGATAGCGCCGTCATCAAGGCGTTGGGGTTCAGCAATCCCGAGCAGTTCATGGCCCCGCCGAATGCGCAAGCCGCGCCCCCGCCCGAGATGCAGAAGATGCAGGCGGAAAGTCAGGCCAAAACGAAAATGGCCGACGCCAAGATGCTCGACGCGCAAACCAAAGCCGAACTCGCCAAGGCGAAGGCGATGGAAATTCAGGCCAAAGCCGCCGAGATGGGCGCGCGGCTACAAATGGATACACAAAAACATATGCGGCCCGAGGACAATACAATTGATATGGTCAAGGCGCGGGCAACGATGCTCGATGCGCAGACTCGTGCGAAGCAAGTCGAAATGAAGCGCGGCGAGATCGCGCTTACCGATGCCAACGCGCAGGAAGATCGGCACAGCCGGGAGAAGCTGGAACTCCTTCAGTTAGCGAAGGAAGTGCTCTTGCATCCAAATATGGCTCCTGTT